GAACTCATCCTGCTATCTCCCATGCTATAATACCGCTTCGTGTAGTATTATTTCCGTTTGCGTCATAATTATTATACCCAACAGTACCACCAGCAGGAGTTCTAAAGAATAATTCATAAGTCTGAGCACTTGTTGATGAAGGACTATCTAACCATGACCAAGATAATGACTGTCCATAATTACTCGTATGGCCCCCACTTATTGCTGAATCCTCTTGCCCATAATTACTTGTTATCCAACCATAATCAGAGGCGTTTCTATATAACTTATATTGATGATAAGCAGTTGCGACAGACGTATAAGTGCCATTCATAGAACCCATTAGTAAAATCTTACTACTCGTTGCAGATGGTGTAATAGCTACTGAAAGACCTGTGCTAACAAAATGTGTTGTGGTTGTACTTGTCCATATAGTTCTTACGCTTTCAACAACTTGAATAACATGACCAGATACTTGACCAGAAGCTATATCATGTGACTTACCCATTAGGTAATCTCCAATATACTCATAATCGCATCACAACTATTAGCCGCACTTGATGTAACTTTGACGCTATCGCTTGTTTCCAAAACAACCTTTTGATCACCACCAACAACGACAAGACTGCCTCCGCTTGGAACCGTTGCCGTCTTAACCATAAAGTGATCATTAGAACCGTCATTCAAAGCTACGTTTACCGTTATGGCTGTAGTTGTATTGTTAGAACAAGTTAGCCCTATGACGGTTGTTTGCGTAGAAGCTCCTACAGTATAACTTCCTATAGCCGTTGCAGATGTGCCGATATTTCTGCTTAGTTTTCTTTTAAACGTGTTTGCCATATTCTATCCTAACGCAATCGCCATAGCTACTGGAACAGCCGCACGCTCATCAAAGTCAGCCGATGCCAGTGTGATAAATACCGTTGATGTTCCAGTAAGATTTAATAAAGAACCCGTAGAACTAGATGTTAAGGTTCTGCTTAGAGTTGTGCCAGAATGCGTATATGTGCCAGTGCCAATTTCATAGCTATTTCCGCTTTCTATAACGTAACGCACACTATCGCCATTGCTTATACCGCCATTAGCAAATGTTCTAAAACCAGTAACCGCAGAGCCAAGCGTTATTGTGCCTGTACCTGTCGTAGTCGTTGTAACCTTTACTCTATCTGCGACTTTAACCATTAATCACCTATGATGGGTCTGGTATGCCAATATCCAAAGCAGATATGTCAAACTGGTTTCCGCTATTAACCGACTGTGAAGCGTTCAACGCACCTGTTACTAACAACCTACTGTTTGAAACATCTGTTATTGCAAAATGTGTTGCCGTGCCTGTACCTGTCACAGAAGCATCACTAATAGCTGCAAGCGTTACTTTACGCCCACCGCCAGAAGCTGTTCGATCCGCTGGCGCACCAATAGAAATACTGGTTGTGTTGCCTAGTGTATGCGTAGATGTTGCGGAGGCGTATGTCGTTGCTTCTTGTGATGTAATATCAAATCTTGACGCTTCCGTATCTAAAACCGTCAAACCGTTGTCTAAAACTCTGTCTGCTATAAATGCCATTAGTAACTCCTTATCTTCATTCTGCGACCAGAGCCGCTAGTTTTTGATCTTTCACTTTCCAAATTAATATCATTAATTGCCTTTTGATACAATGCCGCCCAAGTATTTGCACGAGTGTCTTCCTGCAAATATGGTGCAGAGTGAACTAAAGAACCATAAAGATAAGCATCTGGGTAATTAGTTAAAACCCAATTTGTTGCCGTTTGTGCATTTAATGAATCAATAGTCTCATAGTAAAGCAGCTCTAAAGTATAAGAAGCATCAGGTGATGGAAATACTTCAATACTACCATCGAGTATAGCAAAGTTTATTGGCCTACCGCTTGTATTAAGGTTTTGCGCCCTTAAATTAGATATTTGAAAAGCGTTAACCATTTCTAAAGTATTTGTATTTGCAGTGTCTAAAGACATACGAATAGGCTCTAAAAAATCAGTAGGCAGTGCTGTATACTGAGAGTTAAGAACAGCAGTGGCACGTTTTTCCATACGCCAATGTCTAACCTCTCTATTCATAACAGTTTCAGCAAGTGTAATAAAATCAGGTATAACTGACGTTAAATCATCTCTGTTTAGAAAATCAGCTATACTAGCTTTTAGTTCGGTATAATTAGTTAAAGCCATTTAACAATTCCATCTTCTACGAGCAGCTTTGCCACGTTCACCTGTCCAACCTTTAGACCTAGCGCAAAATGACTTCTTACGAGCCTTGTCTTTTGCAGTTAAATTTTTCTTTTTTGTTACCGCCGTTTTTAATTTTGACTTTGGGTTTTTTCTTCTATGTGCAGCAACACCTTTAGCGGTCATGCCAGCACCTTCTTTTACTGTTCGATAGTTTCGCCCTTTACCTTTAGTTGTTTTGCGTATAGCTTTTTCAGCTTTTCGTGGCATTAAAATCTACCGCTAGTAGGCCCACCTACGCCAAACTTAACAGCATTTACAAACTCTGCCTGCCTTTCTTGTGGCATTGTGTCAAAATTTAAACCAGACCTAGCAGCTAAACCTCTAGCTTCATCTACTATAGCAGCCATTCTAACCTGTTCTGCTTGTGCAGCAGAAGCACGTTGCATAGCCTGCTGCTGCATTGGAGTTTCGCCCATAACCATATTGCTCATTTGAGTCATGCCCATTCTGGGATCTGTTGCGTCTTGAGATAAACCTCTTTGCCTAGCCTCTTCTGCCATAGCTGCACTTGTGCGCTGCTCATTAGTTATTCCTTGAGGAACAGCATTTACTGCCTGAACAATAGGTGAAGTATTAGGGCTAACCATAGCACGCTCCATCTCAGAACCATATGGAGTTACACCTATATCATTTAGCATACCGCTAAAAATACCGCCCTTAAAAGTATCACCGCGAGTGTCGAAACCACCGCCATCCATAGCATCAAAAAAAGCAGGAACGTAACGCTTGTTTACCTCGTCAAAATAACCATACCTACCATCAGAATTAGCTGCCGACCTATCTTCAACAGAAGTGTTCTCATATTTAGCTGCACCTTTGTTAGAACCAAGGCCGCCCTTTCTAGAAGAAGGATCAGACATTCCTCTCTGCATGGCAAAATGCTGCCTGTGAGGATTGTCCATACCAACAGCAGCATAGTGTTCCTCCACTCGCCTCATATGTCTTTCTCTGTCAGTCTCTTCAGCCATTACTTCTTACCCTTCTTTTTAGATTTTTTCTTCTTAGGACGCTTCTTAGCTGTTTTTGCTGCATCTTTAAAGTCTTTATCAGAAGGTGCGCCTTTCGCGTTCTTTTTACGCATTTTTTCACCAGAACCAGCTTTAATTCTAGCTCTCTTTTTGGCAATATTCCTATATAAAGACATTACGCCCTCTTTTTCGCTTTTTTCTTAGCAGACATACTTAAATCTGCAAAATGAAAAATACGCTTACTAGTCTTAGTGTGCGTCTTACCAGTATGAAGTTGACCGTTAGACATTTTGTGCATAGTGCCTGTATGCTTTGTGCCATCTCGAAAATAATGTGCAACACCTTTTGCCATTATTTTTTCTTGCCGCCTTTTTTCTTACCCATTCCTTTACCATAATTACCCATAACAATCTCCTTTATTTTTTTTAAACACATACCACATTATGCAATGCCACGCAAATTGCGTTTTATGTCGCCTTTCCAATTACTAAACGCACCAGATAATGCAGTTGCAGCATCACTTGCCATCGTTAAGCAAAGTGCATCAGCCAAATCAGGTGACGCTAATCCACGCTTACGCATCTCATCCTTACTTTCAGCTTTCATCTTACCACTAGACGTAAAGCTATATCTAATACCTGTCAATTCCGCTAATAACTGATCGTCTTTCGGCAACTTACAAGCACGATCCTCAAACCAACCCTTAGTCTTAAACCATAACTCACTACGCAAATTTAAATATGTAGCACCCATACTAGGCGCTTCAGAAACATTAACACCACGAACAGGCAACTCTAGCTCTCTCAACCTATCAACAACACCAGAACCAAGCCCAATACTATCCACAAGTATTTCTCTAGGCTTCTTAGATGGCTGTAAACTTTCATATTCTGCAACAACACGGCCAACAGTCTGCATCAAATCTAAACCAGACCAAGACCTCATTTCAGTCACAATAGAACCTTGCCGCTTGCACAACGCAGTTTTGTCATTACCAAACCTACTAACGTCTAAACCCCACACACTAGGCAAGTCCTCATCACCCTCAACATCACGATGTATTGCATTCTCAACCAAGTGATACGGTATAATCGTATCATCATCAGCCTGTGGAAATTCTCCTAACACTCTGATTCTAAAGGCATTACTGTCTTCACCATAGCGCAGCTTCATCTCATCAACAAACTCATCACTAACCAAAGGACTATCTACGCACGACCAACGCCTCGTCCACCAACTAGAAGCCAACCTATTCTGGCTCTCAAAAAATGTACCACTAGATCTAGTGGGGTTGCTCAGCATAATTGTCGTAGCATTATGACCAGACATAGAACCAGCAGCAGCTTCAAATACTTGCTCTGGCACACCACTAGCCTCGTCTACAATCAACATAACGTGTTCTGAGTGTACTCCTGCTAAAGCTTCTGGCGTTTCTGCTCTTGAGGTTCTAGCCGAAATAAACATCTCACTAGGCGCAGCCGTATGCTCAACACGGTCAGACTTTACGTTTAA